AATGGGAAACCCTACATCAGAAACAAAAGTTAAAAAATTCATACAATAATACTTGACTATTCTCGTTCAACTATTTATAATAGATAGTCATTAAGAGTGGTATATTAGTGTTTTATTATGGAATCACTTAAAACTTTTTTCAAAACTCACATAAAATTAATGAGTTGCATGCTTGACATTTTTCGTTCAGTGTTATATAATATATATAAAGTTAATAATATAAAGAGAGGTAATATGAGTAATTTAAACAATGAAATAATAAAAGAAGATTTATTAGATCAGGTAGCATCAATGTCAGTTGATGACTTCATAGGTCTTTTAGAAGATTTAAAACTTGAAGGTAGTGAAGCAATTGACAGTTTAATTTATGAAGCAACTGAATTGTTAAGTGATCAGAGGAGTTTATGAAAAAAGTTAAAAAGGCAAATTATAATAAAGATACAAAACAGTTTACCATTGATGGTATGTCTGTTTCAGTACAAAAGGATAATGTTGATAAAGCATTAAGAATTTTGAAAAAGAAATTACAAGATGATGGAAGATTAAATCTTGTGAAAGAAAGAGAGTTCTATATTGGTAGAAGTGAAAGAAAAAGACTCGCTAAGAACTCTGCGAAAAGGAGATGGCAAAAAGAAAACTCTGAACAAAATCATCATGGGAAAAGAAAAAGGTTATACTAATGGCAGATATTAAAATTTTTAGATTATCAAGTGGCGAGGATGTGATTACCGAAAAAGGTGACATCACAGATACACATACTTCGTTTATTAAACCATTCGTAATTGTGCCGATGCAACAATCGCCAGGATCTGGTCAAGAGGTAAGGATTGCTTTTACTCCATTTATGCCATATGGGGATCAAGAAACAATAGAGGTGAAGAATACGCATATTGTTTCTGAAGTTGCACCACATACAGATATGAAAAATAATTATAATCAGTACACTGGTCGTGTTGTCGAAGTGGAAAATAAAATCATAACTTAACACGGATAACTATTATGGACACTGTAAAGAAAGTTAGAAAACGCAGAAAATCTATGACACCTGAGCAAAGGAAAGAAGCATCAGAAAGACTTAAAGTTGCTAGAGCAAAAAAGAAACCTACTGAATTAAAGTCTATTGCTAAAAGTGTTTTAAATTTAGATGAAGATGATGAGTTATCTTACCAAAGTGTTAAGAGGTACATTGATACGCAAACAAAAATTAATACCTACCTTAAGAAACAAGTAAGAGAAAATGTCAGACATGCTAATTCAAAATTAAATACTAACAATACATATTTAAGTCAACTTAAATCTTACTTACGAGATGGTATTTGGACAAGTTTATTTGTTGGTGAATATATGGATATTTTATTAAAGCAACCACAACATTGGGATGAAGAAGAATATGAAGAAGTACGAATCTTCATGGGTGGTCGATGGTCACATGGTTATAGACTTATAAAAGAACCAAATAGTATTTGTTTCTATGGGAGAGATATCAGAGAAAATGACTGATAAAAAGAATCTTGACAATGTGATAATTGGTCCATGGTCTACAAAGTTTAAGTCCGAACTCGATCAGCCATGGGAACTAACTGAAAAGCAGAAAAAAGAATCCACACAAAAAAAGATTGCTGAGAACTTAGCAAGAGTAGATGCAATGACTGAAAGTTTAATGGTCGCAATGATATATGCTATGCAAGAAGATGGTATTGATATAGGTGATGACGACTATATAAGTGACATTGGTTTAGTTGCTGAAACTGTTAAGTCTTGCCTATTCAGGCAGATGGATTATCCACACATACTTCAAGAGTTGACTGACATGACTATGATAAGAGGTGAAGTTGATAATGATTTTGGTGAGAAAGTCAGATATTCTAACATTGATACTTCTTTCTTGATTGGTATAGTAGATGCTGGTTACAATTTAAAACAAGCTGAAGAAATCCTTGATGGTGAAGATACTGCTGAGTCTGAAGGAAAGGACATCTATAGTGGTGCGTACTCTGAAGAAGATTCAATGGATGAAAATGATGATAAAGAGGATGATTAATGGAGTTTCACCAAAAGTTTAGTCCAACAATAATGGAAACTAAAGTTCCAGAAAAGTTTCTTAAAATAATCAATAGTATTGGTGATGATGTTTTAAGTGATGATGTCAAATCTAAAGAATGGGACTTTTCTGAAAAGTTAGTTGGTAAGGTTAAAAAAGAAGTACAGATACCAATGACTGACAAAGATCAGTCAGCATTTTGTTTAAGTATTATGAAAAATGCTTGTCTTGATTATCTAAAAGAAATGATTAAATTAAATCGTGCTTATGATTGGATAAAGATGAGTGGCGGATTGAGAACACCAACAACAGAAAATATAAACATATCACAAAGTTGGATTGTAAGTCAGTATCCTGGCGAATATAATCCATGGCACAAACACAGTGGTAATTTTTCTGCTGTGATTTATTTAAAAATACCAGAGGGTATGAATGATGAATTTGAAAATGAAACTAAAGACCACTATCCAGCAACTGGACTCATTGAGTTTATGTATGGACAATCAGAGGACTTTAGAAGTGACACATTAATGTTCAAACCTGAAGTTGGGAAGATGTTAGTATTCCCATCTTGGTTGAAGCATTCAGTCTATCCCTTTTACAGTGAAGGCGAAAGGAGAAGTATGAGTTTTAATGCTTATTATGGGGTGAGAAATTAATATGAAAGGAGAAGGAACATTATAATACTTGACATGAACCAAATATCATTAGCAAGTTTAATGATGCATCAACACATGACTAAGAGTGATGAAGTTGAAGAAGATGCTGTTCGTCATATGATTTTAAATTCAATTAGAATGTATAGAAGTAAATTTATAGAGGAATATGGTGAAGTAGTTTTAGCATATGACTCTAGACATTACTGGAGAAAGGAGTATTTTCCAGAATACAAAGCAAGTCGTAAGAAAGGTAGAGAAACAGACGACAAAGATTGGAATAAAATCTTTGAAGTTTTAAATAACATTAAATCTGAATTGAAGAACATATTCCCATATAAATTCTTAGAGGTATATGGTGCCGAAGCAGATGACATCATTGCTGTTCTTGCTAAGAAATATCAAAATGAGAAAGTGATGATAGTTTCTGGTGATAAAGATTTTATTCAATTACAAAAATATAAGAATGTAAAACAATACAGTCCAACGCAAAAGAAATATGTCAGTGGTATAGACCCTTATACATATATAAAAGAACATGTACTTAGAGGAGATAAAGGTGATGGTGTTCCTAATGTGTTATCACCAGATCAAACCTTCGTAAATGAGATAAGACAAAAACCACTTAGTAAGAAAAAGATGGAAAGTTTGTTGAGTCTAGATGTTGATAGTTATCCTGATGAAATTAAGAGAAACTATCAAAGGAATGTCATGTTAATTAATCTAGATAATGTTCCTACTGAGCTAGAGGAACAGATTCTAGATGAATATACTTCAGCACCATGTGGTGACAGAAGTAAACTATTTAATTATTTTATTGAGAATAAACTTAAAACATTAACAGAGTCGATCGGAGATTTTTAAAATGCATTTATTATTTAATGAAATCTTAGAGAAAGTTTCTAAGGCAAAAACTAAACCACAAAAGATTGATGTGTTAAGAGAACATCAAAGTGAGTCTTTAAAGATGTTAATTAAATCATCATTTGATCCAAAAATCGAATGGGCATTCCCTGAAGGAAGTGTACCATACGTTCCTAACGAAGCACCAGCAGGGACTGAACATACTGTTTTAGAAAGTGAATGTAGAAAGTTGTGGCACTTTATTAAAGGTGCAGATAAAAAAACACCACAATTTAAGAAAGAACAAATGTTCATACAAATGCTTGAAGGATTGCAGGAAGAAGAAGCAAAGGTGTTATTATCCGCAAAGGATAAAAAATTACATCAGATGTACAAAGGATTGTCAAAACAGGTAGTTAAGGAAGCATTTAACTGGAATGATGAGTTTATGCTCAATGAGTGATAATTTAATTGAAGTAATTGGTGGTAAAAAGTCTCAAAGAGAATTGGCATTTAAAGTCATTGACTTTATGATTAAAAAACTTATGCCAAAATTTAGAACCTTAGATATTACTGTACAGATAAAAAGTATTCCAGACAAAGATAATGCGTGGGGACTTATTGAAATACAAGACAGCAATCGTGAATTCATCATTGAAGTGGAAAAATCACTGAGTCTATATAACTTTGTGACATCTCTTATTCATGAAATGATCCATGTAAAACAATATGTTCGCAAAGAATTAACCGATGAAGGACATAATGTTTTTTGGAATGGTGAAGATTTTTCTAAAGTAGCATACTCAAAACAACCATGGGAACAAGAAGCATATACATTACAAGGTCGATATTCAGTAGAATTTTGGGAGAGTGATTTAATATGAAGATAAAATTATTGAACATCATGACTGCATTTCTAGTGTTCTTTATAATATCAGTATCCGCACATAGTATGAATGAAGTTCTTACTAAACAAGAAGCAAAACAACTATCAGTAATAGTTGTTGATAATCAATTATCTTGTCTGGCAGATAACATTTATTTTGAAGCAAGAGGACAAGGCAAAGTTGGATGGTTGGCAGTCGCTTTTGTTACAGTAAACAGAATGAACGATAGTCGTTATCCAAACACAATCTGTAAAGTTGTACATCAAGCACCTACTCGTGAAAGTTGGAAAAAGAATGGTAAGTATTATCCAATCAGAAACCAATGTCAATTTAGTTGGTACTGTGATGGGAAAGCAGACGATATACACAATGCAGAATTATATGGTGAAATATATTCTTTTGTTGATAGAATTATGACACCAGAATATCAAATTGATTATATTGATATAACTGATGGTGCTACACACTACCACGCAGATTATGTTACACCTGCTTGGGCAGAAACTAAAACTAAAACTGCGGAAATTGGAGACCATATATTTTACAGATGGGAGAAAAAATAAAACAAATAAATGAGTATTTCAGATACTCTGGTATCTGGATAGGTTTCGTGTTCAATCCAGTACACTGGTCATTTGACCTTGATACTTCGATTGGAGAAAGTGATGATGAAATAAAATATATCTTTAAATTTAACTTGACTTTTGGGTTTGTATGGGTTAGAATAATAATTGATAATGGTGAATAGTGAGGAGAAAAAAAATTAACATATTCTATTTAGATAATAATCCCAAGATATGTGCTGAGATGCATTGTGATAAACATGTTGTGAAAATGATTATCGAGTACGCACAAATGTTATCTACAAATCACAGGTACCTAGATGGTCAAATGTATTTTGAAAAGTCTGCTAACACTGGTCGTAACATAAAGCGATGGAAATTAGATGATGATCGTGAAGATCACATGTACAAAGTTGCACATCTAAATCATCCTTCTACAGTGTGGGCAAGAAAATCTAAGAAAAACTATATATGGTTATATGAGTTGTGGATTAATTTGTGCCAAGAATACACTTACAGGTATGAGAAAATACATCTTACACAAACTAAACTTGAGAACTACTTAAACAGAGTTCCAAATAATATACCTGATGGTGAGTGGACTCAGCCAACTCCTGCGATGGCACATGTTCCACAATGTATTGTACCAAACGATTCGTTACAATCATATCATAACTATTATATAGAAGATAAAGTTAAGTTCGCAACATGGAAAAAAAGAGAAATCCCAGAGTGGTTTCAAAGGGCAGTAGCATGAATTTAGAAATCGGAAAAACTTATAAAATTGATCCCTCCTATAAAAAGAGTATAGAAGAAATTGAAATATTTTATGATGGAGATAAACGATATCTATCTGTAAACACTCTTTGGCGATGGGGAACATATATTATCACTCCGAAGTCAGAAGAGGAGATCGAATGGTTGAATACTGGTTTGACTGAGGGAGGACTTTGCGTCACAGACTTTGAAGAATGGGAACTGGATAATACCTGTGATGGTGTAA